CGCCCTGCGTCGACCTCACTGCGCTCTTGGTCGTGACGTATGTGGTGCGGGCTAGCCGCGGAAAGCTCGGATGACTGCGAGCAGCGCGTCGCTCAGGTCCATCAGTCGCGCGACATAGAGATCGTAGGCGACAAAGCCGCCGTCGTCCTTCGCGAGAAAACCGCGCTCCAGGCTGTCGATGAGGGCGAGCAGCCGGCGTTCGTGCAGACCCGACCAGCGTTGCACCGGATCGGAGAGGATCCCCGCGAAGGCGGAAGCGATCGCGGCGACGCCGATCAGTCCCGCGGTCGACCCCGCCACGAGCAACGGCGATGCCGTCGCCGGGAAGACGCCATACCAAGCCCCGCCAGCCGCCGCTCCGAGCGGGAACGAGGCGATCGCGGCCTGCTGGGCAATCGCTGTCGCCAGCAGGGGGCCGAACGCGAAGGCGCCGGGCGTGACCTTCTGCAAGGCGACGGCGCCGGTTCCCAGCGCGATCAGCGCCGTGGCGATGTCGGAGGCCGCGACCCGCGTGGCGGTGTAATCCGCCAGCGTCGCCTCCAGGCTGGCCCGGAATGTGGGGTCGGCGCCGCGCGTGCCGACGACGGCGGCGGCCTCGCCCAGCAACGAGGCCACCCTCGGATGGGCGAGGATCTCGTCGGCCAGCGCGTCGCGCCGGGATTCGCGCGCGCCGTCCGTGATCGGCAGATGCAGCAGATCTGTCACGATCCGCCAGCGCACCTCACGCATCACCGCGGTCTCGAGCAGAAGATTGCGGCCACGCAGCCAGTCCGCCGTCCGTCGTCTGTCGAGGGCCCGGGCTCCGGCCGCCGCAAGGTTCAGACCGACCTGCGGAATCGACAGGACCGCGTTCGCCGGGGCGCGCAGGAGATCAAGACCGACCGCCGTGCGGTGGAGGGCGATGGTGCCCCGCATGGAGAAGGTCTCGTCGATGAACGCCCCGAGTCTTGCCCGGCAGCCGCCGAAGTAGACAGCTGCAGCCTCGGCGATGATGGTGTCGGCCTCGGCCTCCGTCAGTCCGGCCGTCTCACCCGCCGCGGCGCGTTCGCTCTCCGCCAGCACTCCTTGTCCCCCCGTCGAGGCACCTCAGATATGGTGCGCTCGCCTCAGGCAGCCAGACCTGGACAAGCGAAACGAAATGCCCCCTCGACCCCATTTCGTTTCGGAGGGGGGTCGGGAAGGTCGAAGTATCTGATCTTGTTGGCCGCGCGGTCGAAACGAAACGAAATGGCCTGTTTTTTCGGCGTCACTGGGAAAGCGTCGCGCCGCGCCCCCCCGAATACGATCTGCGCCAGGAAGGACCCGTTGTTTATCAGAGGCTTGCAGGTCGATGCTCACTTTCGGCCTCAGCCAACCGGTAGGCAATTGGTCCGGAACAACCATTCGCCGACCTCAGTCCCGCATCGCCTCCGTGCCCGCGCATGTCTCCAGTCTGGGGATTTGTCCCAGTTCTGACCGCGAAAGTGAATCCCCTTCGGTGTCTCAACTGACAATGTCTCACAAAGACGATTTTTCTTGACAGCAGCAAGGGAGGCGCGGCCGGCGGCTTCAACCTGTTTCGTGGCGACATCCGTTCGGCGGCCGGGAAGGCCGGCGAGCAATGGCCGGTGACCCTCAGGTCACCGAAAGCAGGAGCATCAGGATCACCGTGGCGATACGGGCAAGGTCCGCATGAGCGGAAGGGCCCCGATAGCGCGCGGCCGAGCGCCAGACGCCGACCGTCGCCACGACGTTGTAGGGCACCGACAGGGCGTATCCGATGAGCAGCGCAGCCCAAGGCTGGTCGATGGTGATCAGGGCGAGAAACAGCACGCTGGTGGTCAGGTTGACCATGAATCCGATGCCGAGCGCCCAGGTCCAGAACGCCTCGCCGAGGGGCAGCTCGCCCAGCCAGAGGGTGCGCAGCTTCGTCACGGCGCATGCATAGCCGAACCTGAGGACCAGTGCGAAGGGCCGGCGTGCATCGGCCGGAGATCCTCGACGCCATCGTCTGACCTCCGGCCGCGGGTCTTCACCCCGCCCGCGCGACCACGAACCGCCGCCCGCGCCGGTGATGCACCTGCCGCCCGTTGAGCCGCCAGGCGATCACGCTGAGCGCGTAGTCGTAGCGCCGGTGCGCCGTCGGCCGGCTGATCCCGAACCGGTAGCAGATCCCCTTCCACGAGACGCCTGCTACGCGGTCCCACATCAGGTGCGCGTCCTGCGGCTCGAGGAAGCGGTTCCAGGTGATCGTCTCCTCCATGCGCGTGATCGCCTGCGGCGAGGGCAGCACCCGCATCGGCTTCGGTTCCTGCCGTGCGATCTCGCGCGCACTCAGCAGGACATCCGGCCAGGTGCTGAAGTAGCCCTGCGACGGCAGGCCTGGCAGCTTCGCGAGAACGACTGCCGCCTCCCTGACCCGCTCCTCGACCCTGTCGCGTGTCCACTCGGTCATGGCCGGGCCTCCGGGCGCTTACCGTAGAGCTTCTCGCCCAGCTGGCGCACGAGCTCCCGCTCCGGCCACGTCAGCCGCTCGTCGTCCACGGCGACCGCCAGCACGCCCTGTTCCTTCCAGCCGTCGCGCTTGACCTCGTCGGAGTTGCGGCGGTGGCCGCCATAGCCCTTCGGCGTGAACCGCATGCCGTTCATGCCAGCACCTCCGGCAGAAGCGCGGCATAGCCGATCACGTCGATGACACCGTCGCGATACTCCGGGTCATGGCAGAGCCGTGCGAGCTTCAGGTCGATCATGCAGAGCGTGACCTGCGCCGGCGTGACCGGGTGTCCGAGCGTCAGCGACCAGCGCGCGGCGATTGCAGCCATGATCGCGTCGGGCGGTCCGTAGGCCTTCCGGCGCTCATCCACGACCTCCGCGGTGTGCTCGAGGATCTGGCGCGCACTCATCGCACGCCTCCACCGGTCTCGCTCGCCCAGAACAGGATGGCGATGGCGTCGGCCTCGTTGTCGTCGGCGGGGCTGAACCCGCGCGCCCGCGCGGCCGCGATCATCGCCGCCTTGGGCGCGTTGCCCTTGCCGGTGGCGTGCCGCTTGATCGTGCCGACCGGGACGCCCTGGTACGGCACTCCCCGCAGTTCGGCCCAGCTGGTCAGCGTGGCCATCAGCCCGCCGTAGATGTGGCTCGCGTCGGTGCCGGCATGACGGCGGACCTCCTCGTACCAGATCGCCGCGATCGGACCGGACAGGCGGTCGATCTCGGTGAGCCAGTTGGTGAAGCGCAGGTACCGCATGCCGCCGCCGTCGAAGCGGCCAGGCTTGAGGCTCACCGTGCCGCTGGTGATCAGCCCGTCCGGCGTCCGCAACGCCCAACCGGTGGTGGTGCCGAGATCGAGAGCGAGGATCGTGGGCGCCGTCGGCAGGGCGCAGGGCAATGCGGGCCTTGCGTCGCCGCCAGGCGGAGTCAGAGTCGCGTCAGCCATGATGGTCTCCTGTGCGAGGCTATTGGTGGTGGAGGACGACGGCGGCCTGGTGCTTGGCGGTGCTGGCCGCCGTCGTCTGATGATCGTCGCTCACCCGCCGGGTGGGCCGGTGGCTCTGGGCCGCGTCATTCGCCGAATTCCCGCAGCCATGCGGGCATGGTGACGTCCTGTGAGGGGGCGGAATGCGCCTCACAGCCATCCTCACTCCGGTAACCCTCTGTTTTCATTGGGGCGTGTGAGGTATGTGAGGTGTGTGAGGTGGTTTCCGGCCTCCCCATCGCATGCGCGCGTGCGCGCGCGCGCGCATGCGTAAGGGTACGGGGATCTACCTCACACACCTCACACCCATCGGTTTTTTCTTTGCTGCTCATAGGCTTGGACGTGTGAGGAGCCACGCCGGCCACCTCACACCCTGCCTCACACACCTCACACCCGGCCTGTGAGGTATGTGAGGTGTGTGAGGTGGTTTCCGGGGTCGGATTCCCGGCGATGGCCAGGACCCAGCGCTGCGATCGCCGCAGGGTCCGGGAGAACTTCAGCTGCAGCTTGCGGCCGTCGACGTCGAAGACGCGATCGCGCATGCGGCTGATGCCCCGCCCGAGCTCGGCGGTGTCGGGCGTCCTGCCCTCGCGGCCGACCGGGACCTTCGGGTCCGCCACGATTGCGAGGTCGAGAAGATCGCTCGCGCCGACCTCGGCGGTGCCATAGCGATCCCACCAGGCCCCAATGAACCCAGCCCATGCCGCGCCCTCGCTGTCGGACGCCTCCATCATCTCCTCGAGGTTGCCGAGGAAGCCGTCGATGCCTGCGACCTCGAGCACGCCGCCGAGCACCTGCGCCCAGTTCTCGTAGCTGCCGATCACACGGTCGCCGCGCGGCCGGCCGGCGGCGATCCAGGCCTGGCAGAGGGTGAGGCAGGCGGCGACGATGCGGGCGCGGTTGGCGCGCACCCAGGTCATCAGGTCGGGATGCCGGAAACCGCCACGCTGCCAGGGACGATCGACGTTGGCGTCGAGCCGGATGCGCACCAGCCGGCGAGCCATCTCGTTGGAGAACTCCGGGTTGTTGCCGGTGGCGATCCAGAGGCAGCGGATCGGCAGCCGCGCCATCTCGGAGGCCCCGAGGATGCGGTCCTCCCAGAACGGCGCGGTGAGCGCCGCGGCGACGGCGGAGCTGTCGAGCTTGAGGCGCAGGTTGTCGATGAGCAGGATGGCCGGGATCTGGCGCAGCTTCGCGGTGACCCGCTTGCGCCATTCGTCGTCGTCGCGCCCCTCGGTCATCACGCTCGCGCCGGAGCCGGTCAGGATCGTGGCGATCGCATCGACCATGAGCGTGGCGCCGGTGCCGGGCGTGGGCTTCTCGATGAGATGCAGCGGCGTCGGCCCGTCGATCATGCCGCGCAGGAAGCCGAGCAGCAGGAGCGCCACGGAATGGGCGCGCTCGGCGGGCGAGACGAAGGGAAAGTCGCCGAACAGATCCTCGCAGATCAGAGCGCGGGCGGCCGCCACCTCCGCCGGGGTCGGCCGCATCGGGATCGGGGGCACCTCGAAGCCCGGGGCCGGGACGTAGAGCAGCCGCGCGTCCGGGTGGTAGCCGGGCGAGGTCAGGAGCGTTCCGTTCCGGCCGAAGACCGGCGTGTTCACGATGCCGAAGAGCACCGGCAAGCCGGGATCGGGCGTGGCGAGCACCGACTTCACCACCGCGACGGGCGGCGGTGCGGGCACGAGCTCGCCCTTCGGGGTCATGCGCCGCCAGTCGGCGAGCCGCGCCAGCATGTGCCGCAGGCGTTCCTCGGTGAGCGTTGCGGCGACAGGGCGGCCCTCATCGTCCGGGACCACCCAGGTCGGCAGGCCGGCGTAGCGGAAGAGCCAGGGCGTGCGGTTCGCCGCGAGCAGCAGGCTCCAGACCCGCTCGACCGCGCGGGCGAGATCGCCCTCGTCGGCGCGCATCACCGGCAGCGTCGCGCCGGAGGCGGCGTAGTTGAGCGGCCGGTGCTGGCCGATCTGCCCCGGCGTCTCGCCGGGCGCGACCGTCCCGGCGGCGTCGAGCACGCGGGCGACGGCCTCGCGTCCTTCGCGCAGGAGCAGGTCGTTGAAGTCGTCGCCTTCGCGGGGCGGAAGCGCGATCGCGACCTCGCGGCCTTCGCTGCGGAGACGGCGCGCGGCGGTCTCGGCGGCTCGCAGGCCGGCCCCGGAGGCGTCGTGATCGGCGAGGATCAGGATGCGCCGCGCCGCGGCCGGCAGGTCCACCTGCTCGAGCCCGGAGGTCGAGAGCGCGGCCCAGACGCGCAAGGCAGGCCGGGCGGCGATCGCGGCGAGGCCGGACTCGATGCCTTCGCTGAGCGCGAGCGGCGCATCGGCGGTGACATCGCCGAGCCGCACCGCCCCGCCGGCCATTCTCCCGAGCATCATCCGCGGCTTCGCGACGTCCGCCTTGGAGACCTCGCCGTCTGGCGTCTCGGCGAGATAGGTGCGGTGCAGGCCGATGGCCTCGCCGTTCCGGTCACGCACGACGCCGATCAGCGCAGGGTAGCCCGACTTGCTCTCCCAGTGGGTGAGATCGGGATGGAAAAGGAGTTCGCCGTGCTCGGGCGGCGTCAGACCGCGTCCGGAGAGATAGCGCTCCGCCGGCGTACCGGCGACGGGCACGGCGCGACCCAGGATCTGCGCGATCTCCTGCGCCGGGTCACGCCTGGTTGCCGGCTGCACCGTCGGCGCCTGCCGCTTCGGCGCGCCGGGGATGACGCCGGCGAGATCGGCGGCATGGGCGATGAGCGCGTGCCCGGCAAGGCCGGTCGCCCGTTCGATTGCACTGATCGGGCCGCCGCCGTCCCCGCCGTCGAAGTCGATCCAGTCGCCGGCGCGCGGGCCGGCGAGCGCGATGACGCAGGAGCCGCTCTTCCGCGGCGCATCGCCACGGATGTTGGCGAGCCGCCAGTCGTCGCCGGTGCGCCGCCCGTTCGGGAAAAGCCTCGGGGCCCATGCCTCGGCGGTGTCGCGCAGGCAGGCGACGACGGCGTCGATGTCGTAGCGCGGCAGCTCGTTGCGGAACGGCTCATAGTCGTTGAGATCGATGACGACCGCGGTCATTGGGGGCCTCCGGCCAGTTCGGGGGTCATTGCAGGATCACCAGGCCGCGCTCCGCGCGTGTGATGGCGGTGTAGAGCCAGCGGGCGCGGTCCTCTGCGGAGCGGCCGTAGCCGTCGTCGTGGACGATCACGTTCTCCCACTGCGACCCCTGGGCCTTGTGGCAGGTGATGGCGTAGCCCCAGACGCTCTCGACGAGCCCGCGCCTGAGAAAGCTGTCCCGGCGTTCCCGGTCGGGATCGGGGGTGACCTGGTCGTCGAAATGCCCCTTGTAGAACCACTGCCGGCCGGGGATCGTCTCGCCGTCCTCGGTCACGACCGCGGCGGTGAAGCAGTGTTCGTTGCGGTCCTCGATGGCGGACAGCTCGAGGAACATGCCGTTCACCAGACCGAGGTCGTGGCGGTTCTTGAGGCAGATGATCTTCTCGCCGCGCCCCTCGGGATACGCCCCGGCAAAACCGGCCGCCCGCTTCATGGCCGCATTGAGCAAGCGCCGGGTGTCGTTGCGCCCGCAGATCACCTGGCCGCCGTTCAGCAGCTGCTCGGGCGCGACATCGGAGCGGTGCATCTTCCAGACGAAGCCGTCGTGCGCGCCGTAGGGGATCGGCTGGCCCTGCCGTGCCATGGTGGCGAGCCGGATGATCGCGCTCTCCCCGGCCTGACGGTGGATCTCGGTGAGAAGCACATCGGGCTCGGTGTTCGTGAAGGCGCCCGTGCTCTTGATCGGCGGCAGTTGGCCGGGATCGCCGAGCACCAGGATCGGCTTTCCGAATGCCAGGAGATCGGAGGCCATCTCCGGCCCCACCATGGAGACCTCGTCGAGCACCAGGAGATCGGCGTCGCGCAGGAGCGACTGCTCGTTGAGGATGAAGCGCGGCTCGTGCATGGCGCGGAGCCGCAACTCGAGGTGGCGGATCTGCGTCTCGGCGAAGGTCCGCTCTCCCGCCCCCATGGCGCCGAGGCGGGCGCGCAGTTCGTGCAGATCCTGCTCGACCTGCGCGATCTCCTCCGGCGTCGCCTCCGAGCAGCGATAGATCAGGCTGTGGATGGTCGAGGCCGGCGTGCCCTTTCGCGTCATCACGAGCGCGGCCTTGCCGGTGAACGCGCCATAGAGCACGCCGCCCGACCACCCGGCGCCATCCCTCGCCTCGAGGCCCAGCTCCGCGATGGCGTGCGCGGTGAGGGTGGACTTGCCCGAGCCCGCATAGCCGAACACGCTGAAGACCTGCTGGTCGCCGCGGCGATGCCAGAACCAGTCCTTGATGGCAGCGATGGCGCGCGCCTGCTGCGCCGATGCGGTGAAGGTCATGCCCCGGGCTCCGTCCGTTCGCCGTCGATGCGCTCCCCGTTCGGCGGGGAAACGCGCCACTGGCGCCTTTCCAGACCCGCCTCACCGTTTCCGGGCCGCGGCTCCCCCCAGCAGCGCTGCGCCCAGGAGCACATCCGGCAGAGGTAGAAGTCGGGCGCGGCCGCCGTGCGGGGAGGCAACTCTCCGGCCTCGGCCGCCCGGATGATCCCGACCGCCTTGTCGGACAGCGCCTGCGCCTCGGCGGGCTCGAAGACGACGATCTCGTGATGGAGCGCCTGATTGTCCTTGTTGAGCGCGGTGAAGAGCGCTGCGCCGAGGTCCAGGTAGGCCATGTAGAGCTGGACCTGGGCGAAGTAGATCGGCTTCGAGATCCGCAGACCGCGCTTCACGAGGTCGGTCCAGGATTTTGCATTCAGCGCCTTGTGTTCCCAGAGGGCGGGCCAGCGCAGGCCGATGTCCGGGCCCGACAGGATCACTCCGTCGATATGGCCGCGCAGCTTGCCCCCCGCGGTTGCGAAGCCGAACTGGCGGCCGTCGGTGCGCTGGTCGCGCAGATCGAACCCGGCCTCGCGCAGCCAGCGGATCGAGAGGGTCTCGAAGACGTGGCCGGCGTCGAAGATGCGCAGGATCGGACCCTCGAAGTCGGCTCCGGGATCCTTTGGCGCGCGGGTGACCTCGTACACCAGCTTCCGCTCGCAGGGCTCGCCGACCCGACTGCCCCCGAGATAGCCGCGGGGCCGCTGGCTGCGGTTGCGCGCCACGAGCGCAGCATCGATGTGGGCGTTGACGGCATCGGACGTGGCGGCCGTGGCGGGGCGCGGGCAGATCGGTCCGGAGCCGTGATTGAGATCGAGCATGGGAAACGACCTAGAAAGGGATCGGGTCCTCGAGCGGGTCGCGCTCGGGCGCCTGTGCCTGCATGCCTTCCTGGAACCCGTCGACGCAGGCTTCGATCACCCGGTCGATCTCAGTGGCGGTGCGGTCGAAGAACGGCGCCATCAGCCCCATCGCGGTCAGCGTCTCGGCGAGATTGCGGCGGGCATGCTGGATCGCCCGCACCTCCATGTCGGTCTTGTCGATCAAGCCCTTGTTCCTGGCAGCATGCCCGGAGCCGCAGTCGAGGCAGCCCTTCGAGCAGAAACGATGATGCGGATAGCGGCCCCGGAGCAGCTTGTGGGTGTAGCCGAAGCCGCGGGCCTCGCGCCCGCAGAGGGCGCAGGGCACGCGCCGCGCAAGGTCGGGATCGGGTCCCGGGCTCCGCCGCGGCCGCACGTCGGCGCGGGGCGACCGCGCCTTCCATTTCGTTCGAGCCATCGGCGGTGCACCTCTTCCCTTGCGCGGCGCTTCGGATGCCGGCGTCAGCCGTTGAGCCATGCCGGGCCGCCCGAGACGGCGGCCGCGGCGGGCTTCGGCGTTTCGACCTGTCTGGCGGCAGCGCCCTGGCCCCAGGCCGGCGTGGTCGGCTGCGCGGGTGCGGACGCCGGTGCGCCCCACGCGGGTGACGTCGCGATGCCGGTCGCCTGCGCCTGGCGTCGGGTTCCCGGCCGCGCCGGCACGGACTCTCCGTCCATGATCTTGCGCCATTCCGGATCGGTCGGCAGGACGACGTGCTCGAGCTTGTTCCTGGCGCCGTAGGCTGGGTTGTTGCTCGCCTCGACCCTGATCTTGGCGACGAAGCTGATGCCCGAGAGATCGGCGAAGCCGCGCAGGATGCGCCTGGCCTTCGTCGTCTCGCTCATGTCCGCCGGGTCGAGCCCCAGAGCGCTGTCGATCATCGCACGCAGCGTGCTCTTGGTGATCTTCGCGCCGATCGAGACGCCGTTCTCGTCGAGCTTGCCGCCGGCGGTGGTGAAGGTCTGCCAGAACTTGCGCCGCAGATGCGGGCCCTCGGTGACGATGAACTCGCAATCGAGCATCAGCACGTCGCTGCCCGGAGCGGCGGAGCGCTTCAGGAGCCCGGCGTCGACCGAGGTCTCGCCGTCGGTCCCGCCGGGGCGGATGGTCATGGTCACCTTCGCGAAGGTGCCGTCGGGGATCAGCTCGCCGGACTTCTGCGGCTCGGCGTCGTTCATGTCGAAGGTCATGGGGATCATCCTTTCGTGGTGGCGTTGATCTTGGAGAGGAGGGCTCCGAGGTCCGGCGGCTCGGTGATATCGAGCCGGCCGCTGCGGTCCTTGGCGGGTAGTGCAAACGGGTTGCCGGCGCGGCAGACCAGCCGGCGGTGCTCGCCGCGGTCGGGGTCGTGGCGCCAGCCGTCGCCGTCGCGGCTGAACAGGCTGAGCGTCATCACCTGGTCGACGATGCCGGGGAGTTCGCGCGCCGCCTTGCCGCCCTCCATCTGCGGCTGCCACGTGACGCGGCCCATGTCGTCGGTGACGCGCTCGAGGATGCCCACGAAGATCACGGTCTTGCCCTCGGCATGCTGCAGGTGTTTGAGGAGCGCGATCACCTCGCGGCCGAGCAGCCCGTATGCGCCGCGGGTGTCGGGCTTGCCGGTCTTGTCGGAGATCGCCTCGGGTCGGGTCTTCGCCCAGGCCATGGCCTGCCGGGTCAGGTCGGTGATCGAGTCGACGAAGACGATGCGCTTGGTGGCCAGCAACGCGACGAGATCGGGATGCGTCGCCGCGAGGTGCCGGTAGTGCGCCTCGGAGAAGAACGCGTTCTCATCCGCCGCCGGGTTGATGCCGCCGATCAGGCAGGCGACGTCGAGGGCGTCCTCGAACGTCCGGATGGGGATGCTGTCACCACGCCAGTCCTGCACCGACTTGAGCCCCGCCTCGAGGTCGAGGCAGACAGTGGTGGCTTCCGGCAGGGTCTTCATCAGCGTGGTCTTGCCGCCGCCGCTCGGGCCGAAGATCGCCAGGGTGGTCTTCTGGTTGGCCTCGGCGAGCCGCTCGTCGGCGGAAATGATGCGCAGCGCCATCAGCGCGCCTCCGCCAGCTGCAGCCGGAACGTCGGCTTGCCGGGCTTCACCGTGCGGGCGGCCTCGAAGCCCTCGCGGATCGCGGCCGGCCAGGCGCTGTACTTGCGCTCTGACACCCGGAACGTCATCTCGACGTACTCGGCCGGGTCGTCGCCGGCGGCGCGGATGCGCGCGACCATCTCGCCGAGCCTGGCCTGGTCCCACTCGACCTTCTTCGGCAGGTCCGCGATCACCGTGACCTCGCCGTCCATGAGACGGACGGTGCCGGTGTCCCGGGCGTCGGCGCGGCGAGCGGCAGCGGCGCGGTCGCCGTAGCGCAGCGCGAGCGCGCCGTTGAGCCAGTCGGCGAGATGTCGCGCGGATGTCAGGGCCTCCTCGGCGTCTGCCTGCAGGAGCGCGAGCACGGCCGCTGGCAGGGCGGCGATCGCGCCGATCGGCATTCTGGGCAGATCCCCGAGCTGGGGACGGTTGGCGGGTGCGTTCACTACGCGGCCTCCTCGGTGATGGTGAGCGATGCGAAGTCGGGAAGCGCGCCCCTGGCCCGCGGGCGGGCGATGGCGAGGTAGCTGTAGTCCTCGGGCCCGTGGCGATGCTGGACGAGATGGACGAGGCCGCGCTCGGCAAGGTCGTGTGCGCGGGCACCGAGCTGCGCGAGGGCAACCCGCGCCGGCGTGTCCTTGAGCCCGCCGAAGGATGTCCGGTCCAGCGCGAGAAAGCCGCGGTGGTATTCGAGGACCGCGCCGGGCTCGGCCTGCGCCACCCAGGCACAGAGCTCGATCTCGGTGAGCCGGGGCGGCTGGATCCGCGAGGGGCGTGCTGTCGTCATGGGAAGGAGCTCTCGAACTTGCGCGGTGATGAACGAGCTCATGCCGACATGCCCTGCCCGGGCACCGGCGGGAGCGGCAGGAAGCGGAACAGATCGAGCGGCGGGCGGGGCACGCCGGCCTCGTCGGCAAGGTCGCAGAACGCGCCGTAGAGATGGCTCGGGAAGCGGCCGTCGCCGGCGGACGACCAGTGGTGGACCGTGGTCGGCGGCTTGCCGAGCCGGGCAGCCACCCTGCGGTAGCCACCCAGCGCGGTGATGAAGTTGCGGGATCGGGTCGTCATGATGACGAATCATTATCCCAGATTCTGCAATCTGCAAGATCCGAAAACCTCGTGCTCGCATTTTCTCCGAAAAACTCGGATAGTGCCGGCAACCAGGGGACAGGAAGGCAGGCGCGCATGCCGCAGGACGACAGACAGGCGCTGGCGCGCTTCGGCGACACCTCGATCGAGGCGGCCTCGTTCCGCCTGCGCGCCGCCCGCATGGCGCTCGGCGTCGACCAGAAGACGATGGCGGGCGTGCTCGACATGCCGAGCTCGAGCTATGCGAGCTACGAGACCGCGAAGGCCTATCCGACGATCGAGGTCATGCGCCACTTCCGGCAGGAGCACGACATCAGCTTCGACTTCGTGATCTACGGGGATTTCCGGCGTCTGCCGGTCGAGACCGCCGAGCGCGTCTTCGCCGCCATGCGCGACATAGCGGCCCGAAAGGGTCGAGCAGAAAGTTCAGACTGACCGGAACCACGGTCCGGATCGCAATCGCAAGCCGCACGCGGCGTTGAATGTGGGGCATCGCTCCCTCGACCAATGATCGGGGGTAGCCAATACAACCTCAGATTGATCCGCCAATCTGGGAAATTCCACACCGGATGGGACTTCTCCCATCTCAGAGCAGCAGACCCTGCGTCACGCCCTTCGCGGCGGCCTCGACGGTCGTCCGGCAGCGAAGCGCCCGGCGCGCCCGTGCCAGCCGCTCCTCGACCGCCCGTCCGGTGATCCCGAGTTCGTAGCCGATGGCCTCCGCCTTCAGCCCGGCGGCAGCGCCGGCGAGCGCCTCCTGGTCTCCCGGCGCGAGCATGATCTTCGGGGCGGACGCCAGCTGGACGGCGCAATAGGCGAGGTGGAAGTCCAGCAGCACATGGCGCACGCCGCGCATGTAGCTCTCGCTGAGCGGCTGCTCGAGCGGCGGGTTGATCTTGAAGAGGCCCCGCCTGCCTCCCGGACCGTAGACCGGGACGTCGAAGCCGTGGCGCCAGTTGTCCCCGATGATCCGCCGCACCAGGGCTCTCCAGGCATGGCGCGCGGCGACCATGGCGCGCGGGCAGTCCGCGTCGTCCGGCGCGTCGATCCACCGGCTCGGCTCCGCCTCGCGCATCTTGGGCAGCAGGGCCAGATCGAGCTCGTACCGACGGTTGCGCACGTAGTCCTCCGCGAGCGCCCGGATCGGCGGGCTGGCAGACACCGCGAGCCGCGCACCGTCGGCAAGCGGCACCGCGTGGCTGTAGCGTGCCTTGGTGACGCCGTGGTCGTCGCGCAGGCGGTCGCGCATCTCGTCGAAGAGCGGGGCGAGGGATGCAAGATTGCGGTCGATCAGTTCGACCGAGCGGATGAAGCGGTTCATTGGTGCCTGTCCAAACGGTGATTCCGGAATGGCGGCCGGCTTATACGGGTCGCGAGTGGACTGGAATGGGAAATTCCGAATGTTCGGATCATGTGTATTGATGATCCGAAAAATCTGGATCATCAATTGCATTCAGCGCACCCGACCGGGGCGCAGATCACAAACCCTCACGGATCGGAAGGGACCGCATGAGCATGAACCGCCTCGCCTCGCCAGCCTGCCGCGACGTCATCCCGCCCGAGGGGGCAGTGCTGCCCGATCTGGAGACCGCCCTGCGCCGGGCAGCGGTCTGGGCGCGGCGCGGCATGCGGGACCCCGCGGCCCTGCTCCTCGCCGGAACCGACGGCCGCCTGCGCTTCCGCCGCGATCCCGGTGTGCTCTGCGCCGATCTGCCCGGTGGCGCGGAAGTCCGGGTCGCGCTGTCCACGACGAACGAGCGGGTCATCATCACCCGCCTCGAGGGCGACAACAGGATTGCCGCATCGGCCGACCTTCCGGTCCATCTGGTGGACAGCGCGGCGTGAGCACCGGTCCTGCACCGCTCGCCGGCGCGCTGGCGCTGGCCTTCGCTCACGGGCCCCTCGCCGGGGTTGCGCCGGCGCTGGTTGCCGAGCGGGACGGGCCGGGCTTCCGGGTGCGCGCCAGCTGGGGTTTCCTCGACGGCTCGGTCGCGCTCGAGGCGCGCGGCGCGACGCTCGATGCCTGCCACGAGAAGATCGCCGGGCAGGTCCTCAGGCTCTGGCCCGGGCTGGAGGAGGCGGCGGCGTGGCTGTGACCCTGGCGGGCACGGCCTCCATCGCGGCATGAATCCCCTCGCCCCCGACCGCATGGCGCCCGCGGAGCGCCTCGCCGAGGTGACACGCCTGCTCGCGCTCGGCCTGATCCGGCTCCGCGCCCGACAGTCAAGAGAACTCTCTGCGCCGGTGGGAGAGAGTTCGCTACACTTCCCGCCCGACCCGAGCGGTCATGCGAACCCGCAACCACGGAGACCCGCATGACCGATCCCGTTCCCGCGCGCCTTGCAGCTCTCAGGACCATGACGATGCCCGAGCTGAAGGCCGAGTGGCGCGCGCTCTTCGGCGCCGAGCCGCCAGGCAGCAACCGCCGGTATCTCGAGAGCCGGCTCGCCTACCGCATCCAGGAACTCGCCTACGGCGGGCTGAAGCCCGCGACGGTGCAGCGGCTCGAGGCCTTGGGAGAGCAGCTGGCCAAGCAAACCGGCGCCCGCCGCCGCGCCCGCCCGGGCGACCGGCCGATCACCGGCACGCGGCT